ATATATATCTGTGTTATAATTGCTTTGCAAATATGGCAACGTAGCCAAGGGGCCTAAGGCGGCGGTCTGCAAAATCGCTATTCGGGGGTTCAAATCCCTTCGTTGCCTCCAGGGTTGTGGGCTAATTCCGATTCTTTCATTGGATGCGCTCAACGAAAATATTAACGGATACTAAATTAATAGTATCCGTTTTTTATTTATATTTTTTTGACTTTTTGCCTGAAAACAAAATCGCCTATTTGAAACCATGTATGCTTTACTTTTTCCCCGCTATTTCTTTTATAAACAGATTTCATTCTTCCAAAAATCATAATATCCCTCCTTAAATTTTCTCAAAAAGATTTGAATCAACTATTTCTTGAGGTGTTACATATTCAGACTTATCATGGAATGATACTCCAAGAGATTCATAGATTCTTGATACCATTTCCGAACATATTAGCATAAACTTAGTATCATAAGGAAATTCAAAATCTACACCAAATATCTTAGTAATCTCTTTAATTATATTCAAATAAAGTGAAGTAAAATCATAAGGTTTATTATGATATTCATCAACTAATGATACCAATAAATCTTCATCTATATCAAATTTAGGTCTAAAAATATCAAAATTATCTATAATAGTTCTAACAGGATATTTAGATAATTTAACACCATTTACAGTAGCAGAAATAATCCAACCTTCACCTAAATATAATTCTACATGTAGATATTGCTGGCCTGTAACCGCGGTTGCTATATTTTCTACAATTGTTCCATAATGTTCTCTAAGGTAAGCGTGAACAATACTCTTTTCTTGTTTCAAAAGTAATAAATCACCTGGTTTTAACTCTGTAGCTTGAGCAATCATTTATTTTCCCTCCTTATTCTAACTATATACCTCGTTCCTTCTTGTGCAATTTCTACTATCTCGAATCCAGGATAATTTTCTTCTATCCATTTTATAACGTTTTCTTCTGTTGTGTCTATTGTTACATCTATAACCAAGTCTTTTATTTCAACGTTATCAACCATTTCTTGTTGGTATTGTTCAACTACTATTGGATCTTGTTCCTCATATTGGTAAACAAACATTCCAGTACCTAAAGCAAGAACTGCTGCAATAACCAATATCCATTTTTCTAATGTCATCTCAAAACTCATACATTAGCCTCCTTTTTGTATTCTTTGCCTTCGTCTCTCATCTTTTTAACATTTGCATCTATAAGATTTTTTATAAATTCTTCATCAACAGAAATCCCTAACTCATTTGCATATTTTGCAACCTGCCTATAAGCATATTCTCTTTTTTCTTCAGAAGTCATTTTTCTAAATTTTGAAGATTCTTCTACAGCAAGAACAATATCATTAATTACATTAATTATTTCTTGCCATTTTTGATTTTTGCTTTCATCTTCTTTCAAGTTACCAAATTTTTGAAAAAACATGTTACCAAAATAGAAAATTAAACCTAAAATTACAGTGGAAATTATTTCCTGGAACATTTCCATAAAAATCACTCCTTTTCAATTTAATACCTCTTTATCAGCCTTTTATTTTAGAATTTTTTATATTTTTTCGATTAATCTATCTACAGAGAACATAAAAGTGTGTATCAAGCGTTAAAACGTTCTCTCGCAAAAGACATCCAAAACATAACATTTTCGTTGTAATATTTCTTTTTTTCGGGTATTGACTCGTCAATTTGAGAGTTATCTGCTACACTTTTTAACCATTTTATTGAATTTGTAATCCCCCAAGCGTATGACAAAATTGCAAGCGAAATTGATAAATAACTTTTTGAATATTTCTTTTCCCAATGAGTCAACATTTTTTTCAAAAAAATAGTTCCTACTTCTACGTTTATCTCTGGTTTGAATAAATCTGAATATTCGTATTTGTGTAATAAATCTTTTTGAATATCTTTCAAGGCAATGCGACTCATTTGCATTAAGCCTCTCGCATATCCAGAATCAGCTAATTCATTTCCAGCACTTTCAGTTTTTATTATTCCAAATATCAAGTATGGGTCTACATCATATTTGCTTCCATATTTTTTACACAGTTTAAATATCTCTTTGTCAGTCATAATTTAACCTCCTAAAATTGTATAAAGAAAAGCAATGAGAGTTATTATATTTGTACTTATTAAAGCTATAACCCACCTTCCTACTTTTTTGTAAATAATGTCTCCAACAATTTTTTCCATGAGCTCATCTTCTTGTTTGAGTGTTTCTATAGTTCTTCGGGGGATGTAACCATTTTTCATTTGTTCGATAAAAGCATCAAATTTGTTATCAATTTTGTCTAATTTTTCATCTACTTTTGCTAATCTCTCATTATGATGTTGCTGAATAATGCGTTGTTCAGTATCTTTCATTTGTAGATCTTTTATAGTTTCTTCGTACTTACATTCCTGCATCTATATCCCACCTTTTTTTGCAAATTTCTATAAAAAAAGAAGCCCGTTAAGGCTTCTTGATTGTTTTGTTATTTTATATATGTTAAAGTTCCTATATCGGTTATTGTTGTATTTCCTGAGTTGTCTACTATTTTTATATAATAATTCCATTTCCCTGGAATCGGGTCAGTTAAATAAGAACTTATATTATTTTTTGTTTTCCAGGTAAAAGTCATTAATTCATTTTCTAAGTATATTGTTCTTGGCTCTTCAAATTTCCCATATTCATCTATTCTTGTTAATTTTATCAATGCTTCTTTTACTCCTGCTGGGGTTTCATCTATTTCGAGAGTTAAAGATGAAGCCATTTTCCCTGTTTCTTCTAAACTATAATTATTACTCAGAATTATTGGTTCTACATTGTCACTTTCTGATTTTGTTTTAAAATTACCTTCAGTTTGATAATTACCTTCCCAACTTCCATTTATGATACCTTCATTTATGAAAAATTTTCTTTTTAATTGTGTGCCAGGGTTTATATTTGTTGCTTTAAAAGTATATTCTGTTTTATCAGAGTTTGGGATGCCTGTTATTATTTTACTTTCATCATCATTACTAATTTTAAGTTTTAAATTTTCATCTGGTATTTTGTATCTAATGTCGTATTTAAAATTGAAAAGCACACCTGTATTTTCTTCAATAATTTCTATATTTTTTATCATTGGGTATGATATTTTAGGTCCACAACTTATTAAAGAAAGTAATAAAATAATAACTAACCCAATAAAAACAATCTTTTTCAATATTATCACCCTCGCTTTATTAAATATTCATCAATATTGTATCAGAATTTCACGTTAATAAATCAATCACTTGATTAATTAATAACCTATTACTGTATATTCTATAGTAGCATCTGTACTCTGTTGAGTTACTCCAGTTTTTTTATTTACCAATCTTAATGTAGTTCCTGGATTATCTACAACTATTTCTGTTTTATCTACTTTTATAAAATATTTGCTACCATCATAACCTCCATTACCATATACTTCACCTATAAGAGTTGTTCCGTCAAAAAGCTTTACTTCAGCTTCATAAGTACCATAACTATCTATAGTGATTTTATGATTATTATTTAAAGCATAGTTATTTGGATATAAATCTCCCGAACCAACACTCGCAACTAATTTTTTTAAACCTTTTGCATCACTATATCCTGTTAAGTTTATTGTATCTACACCAGAAAACCATAACTCTCTATAATACATTTCTGTTGTTACTTCACTAGGTACAATTGTAGTTTTATAAACTGAGCTTGTTCCATCACCCCAGTTTACTTCTAATTTATATTTTCTTTCAAAAGTTGGAGGTCCTAAAGCTGTATTAGTAAATCTGTACTGAATTGTATAATTTCCCGTACTTGAATAAGATTTTGTATAAGTATTTCCAAAGATTTCTATAGTTATTTCTTTCATATTGGTAGATGAATATGCAGTAACCCAACCCGTGTCTGATATTAAAGATATACTATTGTTAATTTGAATTATGGTATTATCAACTTCAGTATAGCAATTAATAGTAAATCCTGAAGAATTATCATTAGTTATATATTTGTTTAAATATCTTTTTTGCTGAGTTTGGAAGCCATCATCCCAATATTTATAACTTCTTTCTGTTAAAATAACACCATATTTTTCTAATGGATAATCTAAAGTAACATTCTCTGCAACTGAACCATTATTGAAATTTACAGTTCCAGTTTTCATTATTGATGGAATAGGTTTATTTTCATTATTAATAAGCCTACTTAACCCACCATCACCAGTTAATCTATATCCATTGTCGGTTGTCCCAACTTGAATATATTTTCCAGCTTCTAAAATAAGAGAAGATAACTTATCTGCTGTTATTGTTCCTTCAACAATTGCATCACCTAATACTCTAAACATAGAAGAAACTATCTGTATTAATCCATTTTGTACGCTAAGTTGAGTTGGGGTTTTATCACCGTTTTCGTCTACTGCAACTACTCGCAAATTAATCATATCAGATAATTGTTGGAATACAGAATATTGATCTGTTGCATCTGGGTCTGAGTTAAGTCTTGCAACCATTGTTTCTATCTTCCCTTCTGTATTAGCCATAACCATATCAAGATAGTCTTTGTCTCTATAAGTTTTGAATGAAATAGGCTTCCAACCGTCAAAATCACCAACTATTGAATCACTCCAACTTTCTATTGTTCCTTCTGGAAAAGGTCTTTCCTTGACAGCTTGTCTTAAATCATCAAAATCTTTTTCAGCCTCACTTAAATTCATTGATTGTATAGTTGTTGATGTAGCTTCCGATTTGTTTTCAGATGTATCATAAGCGTATATATCTATTGTTTTTGTTATTCCTGCTTCTAACTCAATTCTCACTTTGTTTCCTTCAAAAAATATCTCTTCTGTATCCATTACATATGAGAACTGTTTAAAGTCGATTTCTGTGTTTTCTTCTAAATAAATAACTACTGCATTGTATATAGGGTTTATCTCTTTGATAACTGGTTTTGCTGGAGGTGTATCATCTTTTGCTGTTGTAATAGTTTTGATGTCTGTAAATAAAGATTTGTTCCCTTCTAAATCTAAAGCTCTAACTCTACCATATACTTCTACATTACCAACAACTTCAGCGTTTGCAACATTATCTTTTGTCATTATACTGTTCCAATTTATTTGATCATAACTCCACTGAAACTCATAACCGAGTATATCGTTTTCTGTATTACTATCACAACTCATTTTCAAAAGAGATTTATTGTTCAAAAACTGTGTAACTAAAGCGAAATTGGCTGGTTTGTCTGGGTCTGCATTATCCAAAAAGTTTGTCTTTTGTTGTAGCTCATTTGTGTCTGTTTTTAATTCTTCTACTTCACCTTGAATAAAGTCTAACCTTGAATCATCTGTAGGTACTACACCAGTTGTATTTTTAAAATAAGTTTTGTCTGATACGCTAAAAGATATATTTTTCCATTCAGTTATTGAGATGTTTGTTTTATAAAGGCTTCCTTCAACCTTATGGTTTACAGAATTAATTATAAATGTTCCATTAGATATTCCTTTCGAAGGTAAATTTAACTCTATAAGATTGCCTGCATAAAGCTCTGGATAGAATTCATTTAAAGCTAATTCAAATATAATATCTTTATTTATATTGCTTTCTGCTACATCTGCTATATTAGAAAGCATAGCTTTTTCACCATAAAAGCTTTGAATTGAATATTCTTTATCTGGATTGGATGTATTGTTTGCTTTTATTAGTTTATCCATTGATATTTTGTTTATTTGTCTACCGTTCAACTTAACAGCATCTATTAATATGTCTATGCTTGTATTTAAATTCTCTACCTCAAAAACTAATCTATCTGGATATCTATCTAATCTAACAAGCCTTATATTGCTATCTGAATCTCCTGCTGAAAAAGCATTATCATAAGCTATTCCTACTGTTGTGTTTGAACTATAACTTAAAAATATAGTTGATTCTATATCCATAGCGAAATCAGAGATATATTCTAACTCAAATGTGCCAGTATCTCCTGGTTTTATTGTTCTGTTCTCGTCATTAGATAAAGTTGTATTTATTATTTTTGTTATGCTTGAATCTATACCATATCCTTCACTATCCACCTTGATTTTATTATATTTCTGTTCTCCTTGTAGCTCATATTCTTGTATTTTATTCTCATCAATAGTAACTGCAATATCTGGATCATAAAAATTTTCTGATCTTGTTCTATAAATTATTTCTCCTTCTGGAGTTGTTGAAATTCTTCCTTGAGTACCTTTTACAACTTTTAGTAAATTCCTCCAAACAGTTGAGTTTTCTTCTGTTATAAATGCTTCGAAAGGTTTTGTAAGACTCTGTAAATTAAAAATACTTGAATCTAATCCTGCTCTTGTTAATAAGTTGCTTAATATATTGTCTGGAGTGTTAGCTGGATAAAGCAGAGGATAATCTAACTCTTTATTTACTGCATAATACAATATATCCTTTATTTCTATCTCTGCTTTTTTATGCTTTTCTGTTATGCCGCTTTCTGGTTTTATTCCTGTAAAAAGAGGTATCTCGATTTTGTCTGTTGAAGTTTTATAAACTTCTAATATTATTTGAACTTCCCAAGGTTTGTTTAGATAATCGTCTGATACTGTACCGTTTAATTTACCAACGTTTGGATCAAAGATATCATTATATTGAGTTTTAGTGAAAGCATTGTTTTCGTTTTTTACTGTTATTTTAGCATTATCAATAGCAGGATCTTCTAATAATTGAATTTTATTATTAGTATTTATCTTTTGCACAAACTGACTTATATCGTACCAGCTAATACCATCTATTTTTGCTAATACTTTAATTCTTTTATTTCGGGTTGGGTGTCTTACAAAATCTATATAAGAACTGTCAATATTTATCGGTGGAAACATATTATCACCTCTTGTAGATATATTCTTCTTGATATTGCTCTATTATCTTATCTTCTGTCCAAAGAATATCTCCGTTTAAGTTTCTATAATTACTAAAATAAATATCTGCAAATCTCCCATTCAGCAAACTGTTATCTGCTGCATCATCAGAATATACAATATATTTATTCATTCCGTTTATATTCATTGAAAAATTAATCGTTTGTTTTTGGACTCCATCAGTTTTATTTGCTACATATAGAGTCCAATTGTCGTTATCGTTTATAAGAGCTATATATTGCCATCTTGAAGAGTCTGTAATAGATATATCTAATTGATTTTGTGTATTGCCATCTGAAAGAATTAGAGAAATAACATTTTCTTCTGTTCTAACAATCCAAAATCCAGCTGGGTTATATTTTAGAAAATCATTTAACTGCTGTATATCATAAGAATTTGTATAAAATCTAACTCTTGTAGAAAAAAAGAAATTAGATGACTCTATTAACTTAGTTTCTAATTCTAAATTCCCTGCACTTCTTTCTGTTTCAATATAGCTTGTCATATGTGGTTTCTTTTCTAACTGCTCATAATAAATTACAATCCCTTTAGTTAAATCTCCTGCAAAACTTTCATTATTTAATTCATTAATAAAATGTATTCCATAATTCCCTTGCCCTGTTGCGTTTCCAGTAATAGTCAATAAATAAGTATTATCTTTTAATTTATTTATACTTCCTATTGTGTTTGAATCAACTATACTGTTATTTACAAGGTTAAATATTATATAACTAGAATTTATTTTAAGTTTTATTTTTTTTGTATTTATAGAACGTATTTTAATGGAATAAGTATATGTATCTTCTTCAAAATTTATAGAGTGATCTATATTATGATATGAATTGCTTTCGTTTTGATAGTAAATATTTTCTTGAATTAAATCTACATTGTTTAATATTTTTTCAGTTATAAGATTTATAGTTGCATCTTCTAAAGAAAAAGATGATATACCCACAAAAGGCACATCATCTGTATTTTTAGTAATTATATTTGAATTATCAAAGATATTCATTTTATCACTTCCTTTTACGTATAATCAGTCTTATACGCATTCTGGTTTTTGTGGAAATTCTACTTGAAACGGGTCTGTATATTTTTGTGGTATGTTCCTTAATTCGCTTCTATATTGTTCTATTAATTGCTTATTTTCTGTAGTAATAGGATAATCTGGCATTATTAAATAATCTGTTTCTTTCAATAGCCTATCTCTTTTATTCCTTATTTTAGTCCATTCATTATTTATTCTTTCTTGATTAACTTGTTCTTTTGTTTTTCCAGAAGGTTCTATCATATAATTTCACCACCGTTTTCTAAATCTGTGAAATCTTCAAACTGTGTTCCTCTGTATCCTCCGTCTTCATAATAATTAGGATTTTCAAATATAGGTTTTTCTTCTGCTGTATATCTATAAACAATCTCTAAATATAGCTCGTTTGTTTCTTCATCTCTGTATGCTTTATTTAACCCATCAATATTCTCAACATTGTAAGTAATAAAATCTGGGTTAAAATATATTTCTTCATCATTTATAGAAATTGTATTTTCATCTATTTTTTTATATCTTACTAATGGTGATTTATCTTTTGCATATTCATTATATCTTTGTCCAATTATTTTTATTTTCATTATTTCCACCTGCCTATTGAGAATAATTTAAGTTCAACTAAATCTGTATAATCAAATGAGTCAAATGCAGAAATATAATAATCAACATAAACATTATTTATTCCATATGATTCAGCCATTGTAACTGATATTTCTTTTCCATATCCACTTATATTTGTATTTCCAGTAACAAAAGGTTTATTTAAAAAAATTAAAGGAAATGTCCATTTAAGACCTTTTAATACTTGTGTAGAAATTACTGATACCTCACTAGCTATAGATGAACCAGAAGTTATACTTGGGTATACCCAACAAATCATAAGCCCGTTTTCATACTTAATATAATTACCATTAACATTACTTCCTTCTTCTACAATTTCACTTCCTGTTAAAGCATCTATTCCATCTATAGAAAACTTATTAAAACCACTGGAATATGCTGTCGCTGTTGTTTCTGTTGCGTTATCGCTTATATTATTTATTTTACTTTTATCCTCTTTACTCATAAGTCCGTCTGTTGTGGAGGAAGCTAGGTTTAAAGTTATTACAGACAAAATATTTCCACTACCATCTTTTAGTTGTATATCGTTGCCTGCTTTATCTATTGTTTGTGGAGTTATTGTCAACCAATCGCCCCATGTGCCATCTGGATTTTTAAATCTGATTTGCATTCCACTTATTTCGTGAGCAGGTTCATCGCCTTTTTCGCCTCTAACGTTATATCGAGTTATTTCTGTATTTGTATCTGCATTTTTGATAACAAGCTCATATCCTTCAAATAAAGCTGTTAGAGAGTCTCCTTTTAAGTCTTGTTGAGTTAATATCGTGTTAGTTTCAGCATTTCTAATTATTAACTCTGTTCCACTAAACTCTGCTGTGAGAGAATCACCCTTTAAATCGACATAATTGCCCCATGTACCATCTGGATTTTGTAGTCTTAGTTCAGTTCCACTCCATTGATGATTAATTGCAATTGTTTTCCATATAGCTGCTCCCGCTGTGTTATCCACACATATATAAACAGAACTTCCATATATCCATAAACTACCAATTTCATATTTTTCGTTTATATCATTTGAGCTTGTTGGCTCGGAGTTTGCATTAAAGTTATTTTTTAGTTGTTTTAAAACTTGTGCTGTTCCAAAAATAGGGCTGAAACTTGACATAAACTCACCTCCATAATAAAAAAAGAAGCCCCGAAGGACTTCTTAAGTTGCAAATTTTAAACCGCTTTCTTTCTCATATTCTTTTATTAACTTAAATATATATGTCTTAAACTTTTCTTGACTATCTTGTATAAAACTGTCGTTTGCATTTATATTGAATGTATTATAAACGTTTTCTGGACCAGAGCGAGTAACTGAACTCTTATACTCTGTGTTATATTCATCTTCTTTTTTGATATCTATTTCTTGGAATTTTTCTCCTGCTTCTTTTATGATTTGATCCATTGATTTTACTGCTCTTTTACCCATGTTTATAGCTCCAAAAGTAATTTCCCCAATAAACCAAGATATAGTATTATAAAGAACATTAAACCCAGAGGCTACCATTCCAAAAGCAATATAAAACCCCTGAGCTATAGGTCTTATTACTTTGTTATACATCCATGTTAATACTGCTGCAAAAGCTTGTAAACCAGCTAAAAGTGGATTTAACAAAGGAACTAATAAAGTACCAAGCATTTTACCAAGATTTGTAAGTATATTGACAAAAGGCATAAGAGCATTGTTTATCAATGGCCCTAATATTGTCATCATTCCTTCTACAATTGTTGTTATTGGATTTAAAAGAGCTTGAACATTTGAAAGCATTGCAACAGCTTCTCCAAGAGGACCTATTAAATCTTTAAATAAACCAGCAAAACCTCCAAGGAAGTTATCTTTCATACTCCCTTGCCCTGCCATACCCAAAGAGAATATTTTACCTAAATTACCTGCTTCACCTTTATCTTTATCGTAATACTGCTTCATTTCTGGAAAGAATGTATATAACTTATCTATGGTTTTTTCTACATTACTTTTTTCTGGTTTTTCTTCATCTGATTTTTGGATTCCAAGCATTTCATTCACTGCTTGCTGAATAACTGATAACTCCTCTTCTTGCTCTGGTATGTAATTCTTAACAAAATCAAATATATATCCAACTGTGTCTGTGGTTGTATTTATATCTTTACTAACTCCACTATCTTCTTCCCCACCTATGAAGTATTTTTTTAATAATTCAACAACATCTCCACCATCAAAATAACCAGGTAAAAATCCAACAGCTCCACCATTTGCGTATCCTTGTTTTCTGACATTTTCAATCGTTCCAACAAGTCCAGGAGCTTTTTTAACAAGCCACTGCGGAATAACATATTCCCCCGCATGAACTATACCTGCAGGTTGATATTTTCCCCCGTCTCCTGTATATCCACCAACATCAAATTGTCCACCTTTATAACCACCTGGTAAAAAAATCTCTGGTGATGGAATGAGATATTTTAACCAACCATCATTTTTCTTTTCTTCACCGAATGGCCCTATATTAAATAAAGTTCCATCTTCAAATTCATTTTTTCCCATCAACAAGTCTAATGTAATCTGTATTGCATTATCTTCCCACTCTTTCATTTTTTCATACCATTCCCATGCAGTACCTTCTAAATTTATTTTAAAATTTTCTACTGCTTCTGAATCAGCCCCAAATAATCCATAAAGCCAACCCAAAACATCAGATAATATATTTATTCCAAATTTTACAGTTGTATCTACAATTGAAGATAACCATTTTAATACTGCACTTAAGGGACTATCTTCACCATTTTTTATATTTAAAAACATTTCTTTAGTTGCACCAATTATTCCAGAAAGCCAATCATAAGCATCACCAACTAAATCTAAAGCTAATTTTGCTGTATTTAAAGCTCCTTTTAAAACATTCTTAGCCCATTGAGGTAATCCACTTTCATCAACCTTAGCTATGAGCATATCAATAGCTTGTTTACCTTTATTTATCCATTCTGGTATTTTGTCTCCAAGCCATTTAACAACTTCAACAGCTATCCCAATAGTAAAGTTGCCTATATTTCCAAACAAACTGCCAATATCTTTAAATATCTTTTGTAATACAGCCATAAATCCATCGTTAGACAATAATGAGAATAGCTCTTTTACATAAGAAATTATATTGTCTATAGCTTTGCCTATCCATTCAAATATAGCTTCCTTTTGTTGATCTTCAAGCATTGTGAAAACTGCTGCAATTGCTCCCAATATCCAAGTGAAAGGATTAGTAAGAGCAGATAATACTGAACCTAACTTGCTAAATATATTTAATGCGATATTGAATCCGATAATAACTCCTAAAAGCCTTACAACAGCACTTATTAATTCAACAAACTGGTCTTTATTTTCTTCAATCCATCTCGTAAGGCCTTGAACCCAAACAGCTGCTTTTTGAATCCATTTTCCTAATGTATCTTTAAAAGCACTGTATATTGTTTGCTTAAGGTTGTCTAAAACAACAACTAATTTTCTAAACTGCCACTCTGCTGTACTTGTTTGCTTTTCAAACATTTCATTTAAAGCTGAAACATCATCAGTTGTGCTGCTTAATGTGTTTTGCAAGCTTTCATAGTTATTTACTAAACTTTTTACAGCATTCCCAGCTTCTTCTGATAAACCCAATGAATTGAAAAACTGTGCAACTTCTTCATTTGTTTTTCCATCAATCTGAGAAGTTATTTGTCTTAAAACTTTTGAAAAACCAATAAATTTTCCGTCTCTATATAATTCAATACCCGCTTCTTTCAAACTTTCTGATTTCTCTGTCAATTCATTATATACATTTGATAGAGCATTAGCCGCTTGAGAGGCATCAGGCATATATTTTGTTAATTCTGCAAAAGTTGCTGTTGCATCAACCCAATTTTCACCAAGAGTTCTAGCTGTCGCTGCAACTTCTGGTATTGATTGAGCTAACTCTTCATAAGTGAGTAACCCTTTTTGAACACTTTGGAATTGTACAGCGAAAACTCTTTCAAGGTCTTTTATTTCTAAACCAAAAGCTTTTATCTGTTTTATAGCTCCTGTAAATGCTGTAGATGTATCAGTATTACCTGCAACCGCTGCTTTAGCAACTTTTTGTAATACTGCAGGGACATTTTCTAATGTAATTCCAGCTGATCCTAAATCATATGTTGCTTGCCACATTGATTCTAAGTTTTGACCATATTGCATTGATATTTTCGATATATCTTTTCCTAAATATTTTTCAAAATCTTTTGCAGTCTTATTAAACATTGTTGAAGCATTAGCCATAGCCTTTTCTGTATTTTTAGAAAACATGAATATAGCTCCACCAGCTGCACCTATTGCACCTAAAGCTATTTCTGCACCTCTTGCTAATTCATTATATGAATTTTTAAAATCATTAAAGCTTCTTTGAACTCTATTAGCTGTTTTTTGTAGATTATTCAAAGAACCACCTATACCAGCTATAGTTTTTGAAGCCATATCTTTTGCATTTATAATAATACTCATGGTAGCTGCATTAGCCATATCAGCCACCTCCTATTTTTTTCTTTTTGATAGATTGTTATAATGTATTTTCAATTGTTCTTGATAAATCCTTAAAAAGTACATATATTTTGCATTCTGCTCTAAATATCCTCCTCTTTCTGGATAACTAATCATATTTCCTCTGTGATCAAATAGAGTATTTTTTATTTTTAAACATTCTTTAATTACTTTAATTTCTTTATCTTCAAATCCTCTAAAAGATATTTTTTGATTACCTGACTTTTTTATAGTACTTGCTATCCAACCAGATAACATATTTTCTTCAATATTTTCTAATAAATCATATTCTTTTCTCGATTCTTTATAAATCCTTTCCGCTGCTTCAGGACTTAAATTCAATACATTTTTAAAACTTATTTTTTTATCAATACTCCACTCTAAAATTAAAAAAGGAAGGATCTCATAAATCCTTCCTCCATTTTCTATTGTCATTAAAGACTTTAAATCAATTTCTTTGAATAAAACTTTTACTCCATTAAAACTTAATATCATTTTGTTGATCTAATCCATATTCGTGGAGTATCTCATTCCATAAACTGTTTATTAGCTTTGAATGCACTTTTGTCTTCAAAGTATTCAGGGTTAATGGTTCTTTTTCACTCCAACCCTTTACTACTTTTGAGACAATTTCAAGAGGTATATGCCCGATATTTGATACTTCCATTTCCATTGACATATCTCTTGCTATTTTTAAATTCTTTGGTTTAATTGCTTTTTTAATATCTTCAACAATTTCTATATTTGGTTCTGCCAAAATCTCCACAAAGTCGTTTGTCTCTTCTTTTGAAACTTCCATTTTTTCATTAAAATAAACTTTTTTAGTTTTATTAGTATCAATTATGAATGCCATTGCAATTCCTCCTTAATAAGTTCCTGTATCGTTAGTTTTATCTATAACTTCAATTACATCGCCTAAGGCTGGTATTATCGCTGTAAAATTAGCATTAAGACTAATCTTATCAGCACCACCAATATCATGAGGCATTTCTGTGAATTTTATTCTTGGTAAAAATATTTGTAATTCTTCCCCTGAATCTTTTGCTAATTTAATACCTATTTTCGCATCTTCAAAATTTTTGTATTTGCTATATTCATTAGTTAGAACGGAAGAATCAAAATAAATGTTTACTGATCCAGTAACTTCTAACTTATTAGCAGTAACACTTTTTCTTTTTCCTGTTCCGTCTAAACGATAATCATCTGCATCTATGTTGTTATTTATCTCTATATCAATAGATGAATACAAATCAGCAACGGTTGTAAATTCGTCGTTGTAAAGAGTTAATTCTTTAAAGTAATAAGGATCCTCACCTGGTTCTACGAGAGTAGAACTTACAGTAGCTGCTCCTATAATCTCTTCTTTACCAGTAAAATCTACAGACATAGTTGGAATATCTCCTACAGCTCCAGAAAAACTCAATGAATTAACTGTCATACCAGTGTATTTTATTTTATTTCCTGAATGATCTACTTCTATAGTTGCTGAAGGAAGATCCTCTGTTATTCCAATAGGAATAATTTTTGTTGAATCATCTGTAGAATCACTATTAGAATCATAAGCAACAGATTTTCCTAGGGCTAAATAAAACAAAAATCCCATAATACCAGGATAAGCTTCCAAATCAATAGAACCTTCAGCTCCTTCTTTTCCAGGAGCAAGAGATTTAACAGCCCTGTTTCCTAACAATGCTTCTGATTGATTTGTTTCTACACTATGATTAAGACTTTCAGAAGTAAATGGAACTTTATACTTAACTTCTGCTTCGGTAGCAAAAGTAGTTTCTTCCCCAATAGTTACTGCTGACTTTGCACCAGTTCCTATACTCATATTGCTTTCACCTCACTTGTTTTGAATGTTATCATTACATATAAACCATTATTATCTTCACTAAACTCTGTATTTGTTAGTACAAAATTTTGTTTAAAATAATCTTCTATTACTTCTATATCTGAATACTTTCTTTGCAAAAAAAGTTCATTTTGAGATAGATCATCTCTTTTTTTATTAAAAATACAAACTAAATTAATTGTTGGCTCTGTTTCATATCTCCTTGAAGTTAACTGTCCGTGGTTTGAATTTGCTAAAAAAATAGAAGCTACATTCAAATCATCATCCGATTTCGTAGCTCCTTTAGTTACTTTGTCAAATATTAAAATGTCATTGTTTTTTATAACAGATAAATCATTTTTTATTTTATCTAATAATTCGTTATACATCTTCTATCCCTCTTTTAAATATTTCAAGGATTTTATTTTCGTTGTCTTCTAAAGTTCTCTTAAAAAAATGTCTTGCTTTCGTTCCTGGATGTCTTACATGTTTTGCTACAGCCCATTTGCCTGAATCGCCCATATAACCTTGAGGTTTTGGTTTTGGCCCAACATACCAAGATAGAGCTTGTTTTCTTTTTGGGAAAATATCATGAGGCTTTGTTCCATACTCAAGAAAAGTTGCATGAATTTGGTCTGTATATAATTTTCCATTATCACTACTTTGTTCAGTAAATAATTTATTCTTTATTTTTGAAGTTTCAAGTTCTTGATCATATAATCTTTGGAGATAATTTTTAAGTAAACTTG